AGGCAATCTTTTCGGCGGCTTGCCGTTGATAAAGGATATTTACGCGCGGCTTGCTGAAGGGTACGATGTAGATAATTATGCGTATTCCGCTATAAACGATTTGCTTGATAGTGCGGCAAACCTTTTTGAGGCGGCAAAAAATCTTGTTTCGGGCGAGGCGACGTCGCAGGAAATCGCGTCGAGCGTAAAGAGCTTGTCTTATTCCGTAGGGCAAATGTTCGGCATACCGACGAGAAACCTCTACAACATTTTCTACGGCTTGACAAAGCGTGTAAGCCCGACAACGGCTTATCAGATCGACAATGTTTTCTATGAAAAGAATTACGCGACCGATCTCAATAAGGCGATCGAGAGTGACGATACGGAAATGATAGGTATGCTTATGAGCCTCCTGCTCAATGAAAGAGTAGGGGACGATATGAACGACAGCGTAAGGAAAAAACTCTCTGAGCTTTACAAGGGAGGCTATTCCGTTCTGCCGAGATCAATAAACGGCAGCATTACTTACAATAACGAAACGATAACGCTGAACGACGCCGAATTGAGCCGCTTTAAGTCCATTTATACGAAAGCAAACAGCTACCTTGAAAAAATGGTTGAAAATAAAGGCTTTAAGGCTCTGACGGCGGAACAGCAGGCTAAAGCGATAAAGCAGCTCTATGACGCATATTACTACAAGGCAATTTCTGATCTGCTCGGCGTGGACGCAGAAACGACGGTCGGAACGCTGTCGGCGTGGATAAGCATTGATAAGTTGGCTGTCGCAAATGCGGCTTTGTCGGGAATTGAATCGGACAAGGACGACGACGGTAATACAATTTCGGGTTCCCGAAAGAAAAAGTTCGTCGCAGAACTGCTGAAACAGAACTTGTCCGACGGAGAAAGGCTGCTGATCTTGTGCTATAAAGGATATTCGATACAAAACGGCGATTATAAGGGATATTCGGCAAAACGGGCTAAACTCGTACTCCTGAAATATATCCTGAGCCTGAAATCCGCAACACAAGCCGAGAAAGTGGCGATCGCTGAGGAGTGCGGTTTTACCGTGAAAAACGGAAAAATAATACGTGATTCGCTCTATACGACGAAATAAATAGTGACTAAATCGCATTTAATCTGTGTTATCATAGATAACAGGAGGTAAGGGAATTATGTTAAGCATAACGCCTACTGTGAAATCTGAGATTACGCATATCGTTTGTCCTCAATGCAATGAGAAAGTCCCTCGCATAGGACTACAAAAGGACAGTAAGATTGACGGGCTTACGTTCAAATGTAGAAAATGCGGCAAACTGTGGACGGTAAAAACTGAATAGCTTAAAATCGTGCCAAAGTCCTGAGAGATAGAGCCCTAACCACCATACAAAGCGGTGGTCGGGGCTTTTTTCTTTCAAAAAAATCTTAAAAGGAGGAACAGTTATATGAAACCTTGTAAAGACAATCGTTTTGCAACGAACAAGGGCGGTATTATTAAGGCTCCCAAGCCCGTAAGCGATTCGCCCAAATCGACCGTTGTTAAGGGCAACGACCTTAGAAACGGCAAGAAATAATCTGTCCTAAAAAACTAAAAAGGAGGAGTCAACGAATATGGACGAAGAAGAAAAGACCGAACTCGACGAAGAATTAGACGAGTTGGAAACGGAGGATAGCGATAACTCTGAAGAAACCGCCGACGATTCGGACGAGTTTGAGTATGACGACGACGGTAATATTATCATACCTGAAACGATCGACGACGATCAGGAAGATAACGAAGAAGAAACGGACGACGAGGGCGAAAACTCCGACGACGAAGAAAACGAGGGCTCGGAGGAGTCGGAGGCTGACGCAGAGCCTACGCCTGCGGAGAGCGAGAAAGACCGAGAGTATGCAGAGCTGAAGGCTAAATATGCCGCTTTGGAGGCTCAGGGAAAGGAAACTCTCGCTAAGTTAGGTGTAAAGTCGGATAGCGTAATTGAGGGGTTTGAAAAGGTGGCTGCCGAGTCGGACGATATTTCTCTTGAAGAATATCGGAAGAAAAAGGCTGAGAGTCAACGAAACGACGAGGCAATAAAACTCTTGCAGAGGACGGAGTTTGAAAAGAAAATGAAAGCCGACCTCGCGGAGGTGCAGCGCGAATACCCCGAAACAAAAGACCTTAAAAGCATTACCGAGATCGAAAACTTTGCCGAGTTTGGGAGATTGAGAGATTTGGGCTTAAACCCTAAACAGGCATACGCAGCGGCTAACCCCGACGGCGTAAAAAAGAGCGTTGCGGCGGCGGTTAAGCAGCAGTCGATCAACGATACGAAATCTCATCTTAAGTCTGCCGTCCCTAAGGGGTCGAAAGATAACTCTATTACGATGTCAAAAAAGGAGTTGGCAGAGTGGAGAGATTTATTCCCCAATAAGACCGACAAGGAGATTGTCGCTCTTTACAAAGTGAGCTTAAAAAAATAAAAAATTAAGGAGAAAATTTTATGTTCAAACTGTTGAAAATCGAAAACGCAAGATTGAACGTACCCTCTCCCGTGTTCCACGAGGTAGCTGCAAGCGAGGCGGTGGAAATCGGGGAGGCTCTCGTCCTTTCGAGCGGTAAACTTACCAAATGCGGCGCGACCGTCGCTCCCGAATTTATTGCTATGGCAGCTCTTACGGCGACCGCCGAAAAGAGAGAAATTCCCGTAGCGAGAGTCGAGAAAAATCAAATTTACGAGGTGCCCGTAGTGGCAGCTCCCACGTCCCTGAAAGTAGGGGATAAAGTCACTTTGCACACGGACGGCTTGCAGATCACGGCAACCACCACGAGCGGCGTTATTACCGTTGAAGATTTGAACGGTGCAGCGGCGATCGGCGACAAGATTATTGTCAGAATTTAAGACGGAGGTAAAAATATATGTCTAACTTTACTTATAGTGCTATGTCGGGCAAAAATGACCCTATGTTTGGGAAATTTGAGCACCCGATTAAAGCTCTTATCGAAAACGAATCCAACATTTGTGAAAAGGAAAAGACAATTCTCGATTTCCTTTTCAACGTAGAAAAGTCGAATAGATACGCTGAAACGATTATGGGCGAGTCCGATTTCGATACCTTTATGGCGAAGAAAGAGGGGCAAGAGGCAGAAAACGACAGCGTAGAGAGCACGTTCAAAAAGACGATCGAGCACATCGAATTTGGCAAGGAGTTTACCATTACTCGAAAAATGGCAGACGACGCAAAATTCGGTATGGGTACCAATATGAAGAACAAGCCCAAAAAGTTTGTTCGCGCGTACTACAAGACGAGAGTTAAGATCGCCGCGCAGGCTCTTATTAACGGCACCAAAACGGAAATGACCTTTAACAAGGCTAAGGTCGATCTTACCACGTCGGACGGGCTTGCTTTGTTCAGCAACGCACACCCTTATTCCACCGACAAAATGAAAGGTAAGACGCAGGGTAATTATTTCTACGGCAATCTTACGAGCGACGCAACGGTGCTCGAAGAACAGCTCGGCGTGCTTGCGAATAAGGTCAGAAACTTTAAGGACGAAAACGGCGAGGTTATGGGCTACGTAGCCGACGTCGTAGTAATTCCTTGCAACAGACCCAAGCTCGAAAGCCTTATGAAAAAGGTTATCGGCTCCGAAAGGACGGCAGGCAGCAATAACAACGACATCAATACTCAATACGGGAATTGGACGCTCGTTGTTCTTGACGGTTGGGAAACGACCGACGACAGATTTATGGTAATGTCCTCTGAGGCAAACGAAAACCTGCTCGGCAATATGTTCTACAACCGTGTGCCTCTCGACATCACGAGCGACATCGACAAGCATACCCGAAACTATTTCTGGAACGGCTACTGTCGTTTCGGCGTAGGTTTCAATACGTGGAAACATATTGCCCTTGCCGTTCACAGCACGTCCGCCGTGACGGGAGCAACCTCTTTGGCGTAAAAGCGAACGAGGTCTGACGGGAGGTAATTATGAACGTTGCTGAGCTCTATAAACAGGTTGCTCAGTTGGGGTTTGAAGATTCCCTCGACGACAGCGATAGATTCTACTATGCGGCAAATAGAGCCTTACTGCAGGTCTGTAAAATTCGACCTGCGGTAGGCTATTATTTGATAAACCATAAGCCGCTAACGAATTTGGTAGCAAACGCTACTTTTTCGCCCGTTGAGAAGATCGACGACCTCATATATGAGGCGACCTGCGGTAAGTCATATTATTTCGAGGCAGATGGAAACGGCGTTTTATACGTCGAAAAACACAATGCTGATACGGACGAGTGGGAAATTATAAAGCAGGTGGAATTATCGTCCAAACAGACCTTTGTTCCGTACAGAGGTTTTATCAAAAAGGACGGCTCCTTTATTGACGGGCTTATAAGACTCAGATTTACAGGAGAGTACATTTATTCGATTAAGGGCGTTGCGATCTATCAGAATTTACTGAGTGGTGACGCTGCCGATATTCCTGCTTATGAGCCTTATACCCGTTATGATATTAAGCAGCTTACGACAGACTTTTTGGCTTTGTGTTGTCCGCCGATAGACGAGGCGGACGGGCACGCCGTTCTCAATCAGGAGTACGCATTAGAGGGCGACAGTACGATATTGCTGCCTTATGACAAAAAAGGCGTTTATAAAGCATTGTACGAACGCCGTCCGAAAGCGATTGCGAATACAGGCGAAACGACGAGCGACGAGGCGATTATCGACCTCGACGACGAGCTCTGCTCGCTTTTACCGATTCTTATCGCGTCCTACGTTTGGGTTGACGACGAGCCGAGCAAGTCCGAGTATTATCTCAGCCTTTATCGGGAACGGGTACAGGAAATATCCTACAAGCAGAAAAACAATGCTCCCGTTTATATCAAAAATACAAACGGGTGGTAATGGAAATATGGCTTACAAAACATCAAAAAATCTATTGACGGAGAGGGACGTTTACAATCGCTATTACGGCGATTTCAGAGGCGTGGACTTTTCGAGCGATCATACGCAGGTACACGAGCAGCGTCTTGCATACGCCGTCAATATGTTCAGAGGTTATCAGTCGGGGCAGGGGCAAGCAATCGAAACTATAGCAGGTTTTAGAAAGCGTGTCGTATTGCCCGAAGAAAGCGAGGTTTACGGTATTTTTCATTTTTCCCATAAGGACGACGAAAACAATACCGTGACAGACGTTCTTATTCACGCAGGGAATAGGCTTTATCTTTGGAATAATTACCCCAACACCATTAACGTTGTTTTAAGCGAAACGATCACGGCACCTACGCCGACATCGACGATAAACGGCACCCATACGTTTGAGCAAACCTTATCGGGGTCAGTCGCCGCCGTTGTTTCTTTGGCAAAGGCAAGCGGCGAGGAGTTGACTCTGACAATGAGCTACGACCCGACATCTCACGTGCTTACTTATGCAAGCAGCGATCTGAGCGAGAGCGATAGGTTGCTTTTATCGTATAAAGAGGGTGTTATAGAAACGCAGGACGCCCTTTTCAGCGGTATGAACGCTCGCAAAAGCGCGTCCTTTATTTTTAACAACAGGCTTTACCTTATCGACGGCAAAAACTTTCTCGTTTACGACGGAGATCAGGTAAGCAATGCGTTGGAGAACGCCTACACCCCGACGACCTATATAAACATTGTTCCGAGTGGGGCAAATGCGGATATAGGCACGGAATACGAACAGAGAAATATTTTACAACCGAATTTCCGCCATACCTTTATAGCAGACGGAGAAACGACCGATTTTTATATGAACGAAAACCTGCTTGACGAAATATCGGAGGTTAAGGTTTACGGCAAAGTAATGGCGGAGGGCACCGATTACACGGCAGACCTCGCAAACGGCATTATAAAATTTGCCGCCGCGCCGAAAAAACCTGAAGAAACGGTACAGGTGGCAGGCAACGAAGAAAACGGCGTCGCCGACGTTCCTTATCCTGAGTTTTACGCAGGGATTGAAGTCACGGCGAGAAAGGTATTCACGAGCGTTTCAGGTATTACAGACGCGTGCTC